CAGATGATTACTTTATTCAGTTCTGCCCAAGCATTGTATAATCAAATGATCGAGGAGGGAGTTGCAAAAGAGTGTGCTAGAATGGTTTTACCATTGTGTACACCAACGAGAATTTACATGACAGGTTCTTGTCGTTCTTGGATACATTATATTGATCTGAGATCTGCACATGGAACACAGAAAGAGCATATGGACATTGCTGAAGCATGTCGATCTGTCTTTATTGAACAGTTTCCTATCGTATCACAAGCCCTTCAGTGGGTCTAAATAACTATATCAAGAATTAAATTATGGCGACCTATCCAGTAGTACACAAAGAAACAGGAGAGACAAAAGAAGTCTCTATGAGTGTTCATGATTGGGATCAGTGGTGTACTGATAATCCTGATTGGTCAAGAGATTACTCTGATCCATCTACTGTGCCCGGAGTTGGGGCAGTGGGAGAGTGGAGAGATAAATTAAGAAAGAAAAATCCCGGATGGAATGAGGTATTAGAAAAAACAAGAAAATCTATTCCTCATAATCGTAGAAATGATCCGAATCTAGTTCAAAAATTATAATGCCTAGAAAAAAGAGAACCTCCGATCAACCGATTGGGGTTGGTTTGACCGCGAAACAATTTAAAAGAAAAAAACCTTTAAACACTGATTATTTAATTGATGTTGATCCACTCACCGATAATCAAAAAAAATTGTTTGAATCCTATAAGCACAAACATGTTGTCGCTTATGGTGCTGCGGGTACAGGAAAGACTTTTATAACGCTCTACAACGCTTTGGTAGATGTTCTTGATGAAACGTCACCCTATGAGAGAATATATCTTGTAAGGTCTCTAGTTGCCTGTAGAGAGATAGGATTTCTTCCCGGAGACCATGAAGACAAAGCTGATATATATCAAATACCATACAAAAATATGGTAAAATATATGTTCCAGATGCCATCAGATGCAGACTTTGAAATGCTCTATGGTAATCTCAAGGCTCAGGAAACAATAAAGTTCTGGAGCACCTCATTTTTGAGGGGAACAACACTTGATAATTGTATTGTCATAGTCGATGAGTTTCAAAACTTGAATTTTCACGAATTAGATAGTATAATAACAAGAGTTGGTGAAAATAGTAAAATTTGTTTCTGTGGTGACGCATCTCAGACAGATTTACAAAAGACCAATGAAAAAAATGGAATCATGGATTTCCTAAAGATAGTTCGGACAATGCCATCATTCGATATAATTGAATTTGGTATTGATGACATAGTTCGATCCGGACTTGTCAAAGAATATATTATTGCGAAAATGCAGTTAGGTATGTAATGTTTAATCATGTAGAACTTGATCTTCCAAAACTTTCGAGAGAAACAATTGATGGAGTTCGTTACTATTCTGTACCTGATGAGGATGAACTACTTAAGTTAGTTTCAATCACATCAGTTACAAGTCATTTTAATAAAGAAATCTTTGTTAATTGGCGAAAGAAGGTTGGTGATGAAAAAGCAGATCGTATCACAAAGGCTGCAACGACTCGCGGTACAGACTATCATACACTTACAGAATATTATCTGAAGAATGATAATTTACCAGAAGTGAAACCTATCTCTGAGTTCTTATTTAAGATTTCAAAATCCACACTTGGAAAGATAGATAATATTCACTCATTAGAAGGTTCACTTTATAGCAAACAACTTGGTATAGCAGGGACAGTTGACTGTATCGCAGAGTATAACGGAGAGTTATCAATAATTGACTTTAAGACCGCAGCAAAACCAAAACCTAGAGACTGGATAGAACATTATTTTGTTCAGGCAATGGCATATGGTTGTATGCTCTATGAACTGACGGGTATATCTGTTAAAAAATTAGTAATTATTATGTCATGTGAAAACGGAGAATGTATCGTCTATGAAGAATACGACAAAGGAAAGTACATCAAACTACTCGGAGAATATATTAGAAAGTTTGTTCAAGATAAACTGGAGCTCTATGGAACCCAACAAAGAACTTGAGAAGGCCATTGAGAAGAAGTTTCTGACACCTCAGAAGTTTGCTATCGAAATTGAAAAAATAGTTGCGGAAGAACAATTCAATTATATTGATGCGATCTGTCACTATTGCGAAAGTAACAATCTTGAGATAGAATCAGTAACGAAACTTATTTCAAAGTCTCTTAAAGAGAGATTGAAGTGGGACGCAACTCGTCTTAACTTTATGAAAAAGACAACTCGTGCTAGACTACCTTTATAATGCCTACTAAAACAGAATTGATTCATCATCGTCTGCAAGCAATGCTTAGAGAACACTCATTTAGTGATCTTGAGTATCTTGGAGAACGCAAAAGTTATAAGTCAGGAGAACTTCAACACTTCTATAGAATTGGAGATCATGAAGTCCCTGTTGATGCGATTGAAGATTTAGAAAGTGAGGACACTGATGAAAGTGACACCATTTGAAACCTATCAGACATATCTTTCCATAAAGAATCATTTCTCTAGTCCGAGATATGATTACTTCAAGTATGGAGGAAGATCGAGAGCAAAGATCACTGCTTTCAATAAAAGGAAAGATAAGTACTGGTTTGAAAAGACATCTAGAAAATATCCTGATAATCAAATCGTGGATTTTCTTGTGTCAAACTTTGTGACTGCAAATAATCCATCAAGTTTGTGGATTGGTGAAATAATCAATTCTGGTGAAAGGACTTATTCTGAGTGGTCACGCAAACAGCAAAGTTTAAGTTACATATTCAAAGAGCAGATCACACGACTGTTTGATGATTATGAATTAGATGAGTTATTTGATTGCACAAATGGCCATCCACCTATACTTAAAGAGTATTTGGGTGAGCATATTGATTTGGAAACTGTTGTGATACTTGAAAAAGTATTTAAGTTTCGTAGTCGATTTGACAAAAAACTTGACGACCCAGTGTGGGAAACCGTCAGTATGAAAATAAGGAAGTATGACCCTTTCATAAATATAAATGTGTTACAATACAAGAAAGTCCTAAGAGAATTAGTAAATGGGTAAATTTTTTGAGTCAGAAATTGTTAAAGAACAATTAGAAGCAATCAGTAAACTCCAACAGGAGATTTACGGAAACACTATGTCTTTCCCTACTATGCCTCGTGCGGACAAATTGGAACATGTTGATAAATTGACTGAACTTCTTGAAAAGCAAGAAATTATGTATGCAAGATTATCACTATCTGATGATCCTGAAGCAATTGAATTATTAACTACTATGAAATCCTCATTTTACATGATGGGTTTCCCTGCAGACATGAGTATGAAAAATTTCTTTAATGAAGCCAAGAAGACAATAGAGACTCTTAGAGTGTCTATTGACAAATAACATGGTTCTGTTATACTATCTAAGTAATCTACCAAAATCTAAAATTATCCGAGGTAATCCAAATGTCTTTTGCTAATTTAAAAAAGCAATCTAAATTAGGTTCTTTAACCGCTAAGTTGGTTAAGGAAGTGGAGAAGATGAACAGTAACGGTGCATCAGGTGATGACCGTCTCTGGAAATTAGATGTAGATAAGAGTGGTAACGGTTATGCTGTTATACGCTTTTTACCTGCACCTGAGAATGAAGATCTTCCATTCGTTAAACTTTATTCACATGCGTTTCAAGGGCCCGGTGGATGGTATATCGAAAACAGTTTGACCACATTAGGTCAGAAAGATCCAGTATCAGAGTATAATTCACAGTTGTGGAATAATGGAACTGATGCCGGTAAGGAACTAGCAAGAAAGCAGAAACGCAAGTTGACATACATTTCCAACATCTATGTTGTGAAAGATCCTGCAAATCCTGAGAACGAGGGTAAGACATTCTTGTTCAAGTATGGTAAGAAAATCTTTGACAAACTCACTGCAGCAATGCAACCTGAGTTCGAGGATGAAGAAGCAATCGATCCATTCGATTTCTGGCAGGGTGCTAACTTTAAATTGAAAGCCAAAAATGTTGCTGGATACCGTAATTATGATTCAAGTGAGTTTGCTGCTGTATCACCATTATTAGATGATGACGATGCAATGGAAGCAATCTGGAAGAAAGAACTATCACTTTCTGAGTTTGTTGCTCCTACACAGTTCAAGACATACGAAGAGTTAAAGACTCGTTTGGAGTATGTTCTTGGTAAGAGAGGTGCAAGACCAGTTGCTCAAGATGTCGAGGTTGAAGATGAAGAGTTTGAAACTCCCGTAGCAGCAACTAGAGAAACAGTTGCTTCTGTGGCATCATCCTCAAGTGAAATTGAAGACGATGATACACTGTCGTATTTCCAAAAACTTGCTGAAGACTAAAACACTGGGAGGGCAACCTCCCTTTTTTTATGGCATGGATATATTTAAATTCTCAGTTTGAACTATTTTGTCATTAATAAATTGTGAGGACTTTCCATATATCATAATATCTCTAAAGTCATTTAAAAATTGTTGTAAATATTCTTCTTTGAGAATAAATATAAATCTTTTTGCATCATTAAGTCTTGTCTCATGAACATAATTTGATATTCCATTTCTAACATTTGCTCCTGATTTAGTGACATAAGTTGACAATGTATTATCATAGTATTTGACTGTAAAATTAGAATTAACTCTTTTACCTTTTGGTAAAATTAAATGACCCTCACCATCACGAATTTCTTTGGTTTGATAATATTTTACTTCATTTAATTTTTCACCATATTTGTTTAGTGAATAATCGTAAATTTGATTACTGTCTAAAGGCCACTCATCACGAATATTGACAATACCTGCACAAGTGATA